AAAAACAGCAGAACGCCAACCTAGTGTGTATAAATTTACAGTAGGTAGTGTACCTGGCTTAAAATATTCAGAAAATAGAGGTGTGTTAGAAGATATAGATACTGCTGACAGAGTAGTAGAAGCAAATATAAGTTTATCTAATAATGCAGGCATGAATTATGTAACAGCATATCAAGGCGGTATAACCGGTGGTAGTTTAAGCATGGTTGGCGGTGATAATAAAGAATTATACATAAATGCCAGTCTTGCAACAGGCAGTGGTACACTATTTAAGAAAGGTGATTACCTACAGCCAGAAGGTAACACAGGCACATACAGATATCCGTATCAAGTAACCAGTGACGTGAGTTTTAGTAATGGTGCTAATGTAACTATACCAGTACATAGGCCTGTATTGAGCCAAGATGGTGTAAGTATAACTAGTGGAGGCGTTAGAAAAGGCACAGAAGTACGTTTTCATGTTAAAGCAATGAGTTGTCCAACATACAGCATTGTGCCATATGATAGAATAGAATTTGCTGGTGATTTTGAATTTGTGGAGATTATAACTTAATGACTACAATTACAGAAGTACAAGGTACTAATATAGCACCAATTACACTTATTGATTTACAAATAGGTGCCAATGTGTACTATATAAGCAGTAATTGGAAACCTGTAACTGTAGGTAGTAACACTTATACAGAGTTAGGTAGTTTCTTAACTGTAGGTCAAATATCAGATGACTTAAAATACCAAAGTAGTGATTTAACAATTACACTAAGTGGTATACCGTCTGAACAAAACTATCTAAGTCAAATACTAACAGAACCTGTAAAAGGTGGTAACATACTTATACAAAGAGCATTTGTAGATCCAAGTACATTAGCACTTACAGGTAATGAATACACAAGATTTAAAGGTCTTATCACTAATTTTAAGATCGACGAACAAGTAAACATACTCAGCAAACAAATGGATTATGCTGTAACAGTTACATGTGCTAGTCAACTAACAGTTTTAAGTAATAAGATATCTGGACAAAGAACAAATCCAGAAGATAGAAAACGTTTGTTCCCAGCAGACAGAAGTTTCAACCGTATACCAATACTGTACAATACCAGTTTCGACTTTGGTAAAGAATATGTGTACAATGGCGGAGGCTACGGTGGAGGAGGCGGTGGAGGCCGTGGTGGTGGTGGCTGTTTTGTCGCAGATACGCAAATCACTATGGCAGATGGCACATTTAAGCCTATACAAATGGTTGAGGTGGGAGATAGTGTAATGTGTCTCACAGATCCGTTAAGTCATGAGCCTACATACGAACCTGGTATAGTGGAAGAAATAACACAACCAAAAACAGATGTTATCGCAGTATATACAGTGGGTAATAGTGTAATTAAATGTACACCAGATCATCCTATATATGTACAAAACAAAGGTTGGTGTTCATTAGATCCAGAAGCAACAAAACAAAATCACAATCTGGATGTGAGTGTTATCAGTGTATCAGATGCTGTTGTATTTGACCAGTATCATTATGGTGATCCTGAAGCAACAGACAGCAATAGCATACAACATATAGAACTAGTTAAACAACCAGATACACAAACCTATAATTTAAGTAGTGTTAAGGAACATCACACATATTTTGCCAATGGTGTGTTGGTTCATAACAAACGAGATAGAGGTCGTGACCGTAACATACAAGAAAGATAGAGATTTAAAGGATGAAAAGATATGATAAAACAAGCAGATGTAAAAGACTTTAAAAACATTAAGAAAATGTTTATAAATTTTGCCAATAGTGCGCCAGTAGAATACCTACATAAGCCACAATATGATGATGATTATATAGATCAATTGTTGTATGGTATAAGCAAAACAGGAGTTTTACTTTACGCAGAACATGAAGGCAAACCAGCAGGTTTCTTCATTGCGGCACCAGCCGCAGATGTTTGGCTACCACAAGTAAAACATGTGTTACGTGAAATGGCATGGTGGGTAGAACCAGAACACAGAGATGGTACTATAGGTGGCAAATTATTCTTAAAATTTATAAGCATTGCTAAAGCAATGAAAGATGCTGGTAAGATTCAAGGTTACACAATGACACTTATGGATCAATCACCAGAAATAAAATTGGACAAATATGGTTTTAGGCCAATAGAAACAATTTATTACGCAGAGTAGGAGTAGGACATGGCAGTATTTACAGCAATAGCAAGTGCGATAGTTGGAGCAGTAACAGGTATTGGCTTTACAGCCGCACTAGCCGCCGCAGGTACATTCACACTAACAGGTTTAGCAATTGGTGTTGTTGCGGCAGGACTGGCTTTTGGTACTGCTAAATTAATGGGGGTATTCGATGTTCCTGATATGGGACCAGACCCCGGGACTAAAATACAGGTGGCCCCGAATACTGACAACAGGATTGGCGTTGCCTATGGCCGTAACTTCATGAGTGGCCCTATCACAGATGTAGAAATATCAAATCAAAATGACACTATGCACTATTGTATAACACTTAGTGAATTTGTAGAAGGTGAAACATATACTGTTAATCAAATCTTTTGGGGAGATAGAAAACTTAACTTTTCAGGCGCAAATGTAATCAGTTACACAGATCCAAATGCCACATCCACAGAAGATTGGGCAAATAAAATTCGTATAAGAGTATATGCTGGTGATACAACCAGTGCCAAACAGATATTTCCAACATCAGGTGCCGTAAATGCTACAACAATGATGCCGACATGGAATACATTTGGTACAAGTCATTACACTATGGAAGGTTTAGTGTTTGCCATGATAGAAATAGACTATGATGCTGAAAATGGTATTGCTGGTTTAGGTTCTATGACATTTGATATCACAAACAGTATGCATAATCCAGGTGAAGTGTTGTTTGATTACATGACTAACAGTAGATATGGCGCAGGTTTAGCCAATGCTGACATAGATATAACCAGTATTTTAGGTACAGCAAATACACAAATGAAAGGTTATTGTGATGAGCAGATAAGTTACACACCTAAAACAGGTGGTAGTAGCACAATTGACAGATATCAAATAAATGGTTATCTAAGTACACACAACAGTTGTATGGATAACATAGATGATATATGTAGAAATGCTGGTACATACTTTACATTTGATGGTAAACAAGGCAAATTCAAAGCAATTCCTAACAGACCTTACAGTACTAGTGAATTAAGTTCAGCATTTGTATTGAATGATGATAATTTACTTGGTAAAATATCAGTTACTAGCACAGAATTATATAATACACTAAACAAAGTCACAGTAGAGTTTGCTGATCAAAACAGAAAAGACCAGACAAACACCATAGTTATTGAAACACCAAGTGGCGATAGAAACACAAATGAACCAGATAACAATTTAGAGTACAGATTACCACTTATAAACAATAATATTCACGCAGAGCAACTTGGTAATCTAGATCTCAATCAAAGTAGAAAAGGAATGGTTGTGACCACAGTAGGTGATTTCAGTTGTTTACAAATAGACGCAGGTGATGTGATCAAACTAAGCAACACAGATTATGGTTTCAGTGATAAACTTTTCCGTGTAATGAGAAACAAAGAATTACTAGGGGAAGATGGTATGATATCCTGTGAATTATTGTTGTTAGAATATGACGCAAGTGTTTATACAGCACCAACTGTAACAGAAACAGATGATGAAGACGATCCAACAGGCATCATAACAAATCCACCACCAATTACACCACCACCTCCAAGTGTATATAGACATTTTTTCGCAAATGTTACACAAAAAAGCACAACAGGATCGGGTACTGGTGCTCAATTTAACGTAGCAAAAGACTTTGCTAATGTTTCATATTTTGTACCTTCAGTACATGGTAGTTATTTGGCAAACGGTGGTAGTAATTATGCCGCAGGAGACAATGTAGTTATATCAGGTAACGTATTAGGTGGTATTGATGGTATACATGACTGTACATTTACTGTATCAAACGTATCATTACCTAATGGACTTTTTATTGCCGCAAATGCTGTTAGTGGTACTAGTTTTGTATATGGCGGAACAGGAAACAGAGGCCAAATTGCTGGTGAAGTTATGGGTGATTTAGCCGCAGGTACACAGATTGATATAACACCAGCCGCAAACACCAGTTTACCAGGTGATACAACTTTTAGAGATTTAGCACCTGCTGTAGAATTTGATTTAAGAGAAGTTGACAGTGGTACATACACAATAGATAATAATTTCAAACCAGTAGGTAGTCATGCTAACATTTCAAGTGCTAGTTATGGTATTGGTGTAGAAGGTGAAGTAACATTTGCTAATGGTAATGTACAAGCCGCATACATAGACGAAAGATCTACATTTCCTAACAGAATAGACCAACCAGAAATATTAAGAAAACCTTTCGCATTTACTGTAACAGATGAAATGGAAAGTGTAGCACTCAAACCAGTTGGATATAATGGGTCAGATCAAACTGCTGGCACTGGTCTAAGAGGTTATGAAGATATGGAAATCACAATGAAAAGATTAAGAAAGGGAGATATATTTTAATGTTTGTTATTTTATATGATAGTACTACAGGTCATATACATTATCCTGGCCTTAAAACAACCCCATATATGCTTGAAAAAACACTAGCACGAGACAGTAATTTAGCATACATCGAAGGCTCTGTAGAAAAAGACAAGTATCAAGTAAATGTTAGTGTAGACCCACATGTGATAGAAGAAAAACCACCTGTAACAATAAATGTGCCAGGTTGGATAAGAGACAATAGGGCAACTAAATTAAAAGGCACAGACTGGACAGTAGGTGCTGATTCACCATTATCAGACAGCAAAAAAGCAGAATGGCAAGCATATAGACAAGCACTTAGAGATTTGCCAGACACATACGCAGATGAAACGGATATTGCAAACGTCATTTGGCCATCAGAACCCAGTTAATTCGATAAATATACAAGTAATAAAAACGGCTATATTGCCTTAGTGATATAGCAATACCCCTTAGGAGTAGCAAAAATGTCA